CATCATCTGATGCAGCAGATGCTTTGTCGCCGGATCGTTGTTCACTTCAGCCATCAACGGCGCGCGTTGCCCGGCGATGCTGTCGTTTCCGCCTACGCTGCCAGTGCCACCGGCTGCACCCGCCGCTTGCGGTTCAAGTGGAGCATCGGTACGAGCCCCACCACCGCCGCCACCCTGTGCTGGCGTAGCACCTGCGCCTCTACCAGTGCCGGGTCCGACGTGACTTCCATACGGCGCAGCGCCACCGAACCCACGACCGCCGCCGAACGCGCCATACCCACTATCGGCACCAGCACCATAACCGCCACCGCCACCGCCACCGCCACCGCCACTCGTGAATGACGCGTTCTGCACCATGCCACGATTAAATCCGCCGCCCTTGTAGTTGATCGGATTGTACCCTTGCTTGAGCGTGTCGATTAATTCCTTCGTGCTATCGTCCAAGTCCTTTGTTGCCTTGGTGTTGTCATCAGTTGTTTTCTTTTGACCATCCTCGTCATACTGTTCGGGATGACGCATGCGCTGCTCGCGCTCGATGTTCTGTTGATTCCACGGATTGAGTTTCTGCCAGAAGCCTTCAGGTGCGGGATGCTCCCTGTCAATTTTATTGGCGTTAGACATCTCCTCGTTAACTCGCTCTAATACACTAAGCAATTGTTTCGCTGCTGCAATCGCGGGATCGAGGAACGGCGCTTTCAATGTCTCTATAAGGTCAGACCATTCGGAAGCGATGTCGCCCGAAATATCAGCGAACTTTTGCGCCTTCTCGATCCGTTCATCTTGAGTACGTCGTTCATCCTCATCCATTTCCTCTAGACGTTTTTTTGCCAGCATTGATTTGTCCCAAAAACTAGACTCGAAATCGGTCTGGCGCTTTCTGGCTTCGATTTCTGCTTGTTCTCGCGTCGCTCCTCTCGCGATTTGCTGCTCGATGGCGTGTTGCCTGACCTTTTCACCCGCTTCCGCAACCGTGTTGTATCGCTCCTGCTCCGTCCTCGCGCGCGCAAACCGCGTCAGAAACTCATCCATTCCACGTCTGGATTCCGGGTCAGCCCCGGCCATGTGCATTAAGCTACGGCGCAACGGACTATCAACACGACTTAAATCAGCAACCGCACCGGCCATCTTTTCTAAGTTAGCTTTGGTCTGCTCTGCGCTGACGCCAACCGCTTCAAATTGGGCGATGATATTTTTCATTGACGCAGGATCGATGCCAATTGCTTTCGCAGCCTGACTGATGCCGCGCATTTCTTCGGCCCACTTTTTCAGGTCGCCGATCTGCTTGGTCATCTCCAAACCGAATATGGCCAAACCGCCGACACCCGAAATAAGCCCACCACGAAATTCACCAAGCGCCTTTAACGCGTCTCCAAAGCCGCCCGTAATTTCCTTGAAAGCTTTGCCTAACCCCTCAGTCTCACGCCGCATCCTTTCGTGCGCTTCTTTGACTTGCGGGCCGCCCATCTCCTTTGATTTTTCAATGATCTTGTCGAGACCCGGCGACGCATTGTCGACCAGCGTAACGATAAGCTTTAGTTCTTCCTGTTCCGTAGCCATCAGTCGTCATCACTCACTGGTTGCTGCCTGCGCTTAAGCTCCCAGCTGCGCGACAGATGAATGCGAACATCACTGAGTGGCATGGCCAAAAACACCTCCGGGCTGACGTGATACCAATGAGCGAGGCGGTAACAGTCGAGAATGATTTCGTCTTCGTCGCCTACCAAGCCCGTGGATCGGGAAGAAAAAAATTTCGGAGCTTCATCGCTGCCGTATTCCAATCGCGCGGATGCATATCCTCAATGAACGGCGCAAGGATGTCCGAAAGCGCGGAGATCATGTACGTCATCTTGCGCTCATCCCACACCACGTCGCCGTCCTGATTGATACGAACCGGATTGCCATAGCGGTTGATATCGCCCGCGCGCGGCTCGCGCAGTTTAATCTCATGGACAAGCGTGCCGTTATTGTTGCGAATTGGCTTATTAAGCAACTTGATAACAAGCGGCCATTCGTCCTGCCACATCGGCGGCAGTTCAGCGGGCGATGCCTCGATCTCAGGTGGCGGCATTGTCCGCGTCGGCTTGGCCTCTGGTTCAGACTGTTGCGGCGTCGCGTCAATGATTTTTGTCGGCCTCGCGGATGGCACACCCTCCTCGACGAAACCTTCACGCTTGTGAGGAATATTCATCCGAGACTAACCTCCTGACAGGTGATGCCTTCCCAGCGCACGCGAACCTGACCATCGCGCGTGTTGTTTTCGAAGCCGCCTTTGCACGTCCCACCAGTGAGAACGTACTGCATGTTGTTGGCGAGTTGCGCGACAACGGTCACATCGGTCTCAGTGAGCAAATCTTCCAGCAAAAATCCCGGCAGCGTCGACAGATCGCCTTCGATGTAGGGCACACGCGGCAATTCCTGATAGCCGTGAACGCCGTCCTGTCCTGCAATCATCGTGCGCTCGACCGGTGACGGGCTGACGGTGAAGTTGCCGCGCAGCGCCATCTGCGTGCCGTCCACCGTCAGAAAGGCGATGCCTGCTATTCTTTGGGCCATAGCTCATTCTCCCTTCTGGGTTTTTTAGCCCGCACCAGAGACCGCGTTGTACGGTCCCGTAGTCGAGCCGATGATCTGCGTATCGATGCCTCGGTCGTACTGCAGCCTGAACTGAGCGAGCACGGCGAAGATGCGCAGCTGGTTGATCAGATCAGGCGGATACAGCACGTTGACCCGGTTCGGATCATTCGGATCGCGCTCAACCAGCAGATAGTTCTTAAAGGCCGCCAGATTTTCGACGAGCCCGTTGTACATATCCATCTGGTACTGATTGATCAGTTCGGCCTTGATAATGCCGGGAGTAACGATGGCTTGACCCGGTCCAAATTTGGTGCCGTCATCGGCCAGCTTGTGCCTCGGGAATTTCGAGGTAATCGCTGCCTTCTGATTGCGAAGAAGCTTCGCCAACGTCGCGAGCGTAGTCATCAACTCGTAAGCGTCGTCGGGCTGACCATACAAGTTCAGCTGATAGGTCGTCTGCTCTCGGGCGATCATCGGTTGACCATCCGAACCAATCTTCTGGATCGCGATGCCGTTCAACGCCAGCGAGTTCAACTCGACAAAGTCGAACCGTTGATGGATTGGTGCCGCCTTGATTTGATTGAGCGACAAGGCTTGCAGCGGTCGCGCCGGATCGTTGATAAAAGCGCGTTGTGTTTTGGCTGTATAGGCCGCAGACCACTCAAAAGCTGGCGAGAGTGACGCCACCTCAAAGCCCATGATCGATTCGATACCGCTGTTCTGTGTATCGCCGAACGTCAATAGATCAGCGTAAGTGCCACGCTTTGCCGAGATCACATGGCCAAACAATTCGCGCTCCCAACCCCAACGACCCTGATCGGTGAAACCGTATTCTTGATCCCACACGAAAAGTGAGTTGGAATCGGTGTACGGCATCGCGACATACTCGAACGGCTCTTCACCCATGTTGGTGATCGCCGTTGTGAAATCTGGTGTGCCTGTTCCCCCGGTCAGAAATCCGGTTACGGGTAAGGTAATGCCAAGACCGACTGGCGTCTGCTGTCCGCCTATCGTCCCATAATAATTCGTTGAGACATTGATCTCATTCGCATTGACGCTCATGAAAACCGACGTGAGCGTCACGGTACCAGCAGCATTAACTGCTGTGACCGGCAACTGTGTCTGCGCATTGATAGCGTCAGCAATCGCCTGACCAATTGTCGTCGGTGTATCGGTCGTCAGCACGTTGACCGGAATGTAATCGCCACAGACGTAAAGATGGATGGTGCCAGCCGCTGTCGGCGCAGCCGTGATGACAATATCGCCACTCGCTGCTGCCGCGCCAGTTGGTGCGGCCACCGGCAAGCCCCACACCTCATTGGCGAAGTTGTTGGCGAAGAACGCTTGGAACATGCGCGCAAGTTCGGAGCCTTCACCGAATTGCGCGTCGGCTTGCGCCTGACTGCCGATGGGCACCGGGATGTCATCCGCAGCAGTGCCACCTACCGCGATGCCGACGAGCAAAGCGCGCAGATTAATCGTCGGCAATCCCGCCATCGACGGATCGACTTCGACCCAATATAACGGCACCTTGATATTGGCAGGGATGTTCGCGAAACTGATCGGCATTGATACCTCCTGTCAAAATAAAAACGCCGCCTGTTTTTAGGCGGCGTTGTTCGGTTCTTCCTCGGTGCGATGCTGTCGCGGTGGCGGCCGATTTTCTTCGGTCTGTTTTTCCTCACGCGTGATGTCACCGTCGTTGAGACGACGCTTTGTGAAACGGTCATCCGGCCATTCGACCGATCCTTCCTTGCCAAAACCACCAGCGCGTGGGTGCTTCAACAAACGGCGCATAGTGTCGTTCGCTGGCGAAACGCGGACGGTCCTGACCATCGCCTTACTCGCCTCACGTATTTTTTCCATTCGCTCATTCATGCGCAGCCCGCGCAGCGATGCTTTGCTAACGCCCATTTCTCTTGCTCCTCTGTTTGAACTCCCGCTTCGCTGCGAAGCTTGACGGATCGAATTGATACTGGACGTGAACCTGCTGGCGCTGGTTCATTTCGTCCTGCGTATCTCCCGGCTTGACTCCGGTTAACACGTCGATAGTCAACAGATCGTCGAACGGTCCCGGCGTGAAATAATCGCGATGGCGCACGGTGATGTCGTATTGCATCTCACCAATCGGCGTTTCGTTGTTGAATGACGGATTGCCCCACACATAGCGCCGTATGCCACGTTCGATACTCTCGAACCTTACGTTGTCAGGATTTGAAACCTGCGTATTCGGATTGAGCGTGTTGTAGACATTGTTGATGTACGGATCATTCCACAACCGCGCTTCGATCTCGTGATAGGCAGCGTCAAGCCCTAGCTCAAGCACGTCCTGATCAGGATTGGTTTGCATCACCGAGAAGCCGATGCGCAGCGCGTGAATGAACTTGATGTTGCCAGCGTTTCCGTCGCCATCCGGCGTCATCGTATCGTCGATGATGTAAACGCCGAGATAGGGCAAATACTCTGGCCGCGCGACAAGCATCTTGTTCTTGCGACAGGTGTAGCTCGCAAAAAACGGATCAGTCGACAACGCATTGAAGAACACGTCGCGGATGACGTGCGAATAACTGTTGGTGTCGGTGATGGTCATCAGTTTTTCACCGAGATGTTTTTGATAGTGAGCATGGTTTCACCGCCGCCATTACTCACCAGATCGACGATCACATATTCGCCCTTCGGCACATTGTTGCAGTCAAGCGGGATCACGACATGATCGCGCTGGATCGGCATGACCGAAAACTCGCTTTCGCGAATATCGAGGATGGTGCGCTGATCTGAGTACAGCGAACCGTCAAGCATCTGCACGTCAGTCGAATAGGTGTTGAGAATACCACGTCCCGGATAGCTTCCAGCGGACGGCTGCGATGCGAGTGGAATAAACGTAACCGGGACCGCCCAGAAATCGTAAATCGGCGACTGCAACAGCACATCGAAATTTACGGCCATTTCATTGCCTCACTCAGCAACTTCGTCATTCGATCCACCAGCTTGGTGAATAGTTCGGTGCGCAGAATTGGTCGTGTCGACGCTGGCGGACGACCAGCGCCTTTGAGACGCGTGATCGTCGGACCTTTCTTTATGATTGGACGTGATCGCTTAAATCCCGGCTCCGACTCCAATCGCGAGCGCGGCCAGATTTCCGTGGTTGCTTCGACGGATTGATTACTTTCGTCTACTTTGACGTTTGGATATCTGCGCCGCATATCATCGGTCTGCCAGTCGACCAGTTGCTGCGGCATTTCCTTGTGGAGTTCTTCGATCTGCTTGTCGAACGTCTCGAATTTTTTCAGTAACGCCTCAAGACCTTCGACCTTGATCTCATACATAATAACGCGTGTAAGCCGACAGCAGCGGCGCGACCATCGCATTGGCCCAGCCAATCGGCCCCGGCCCACCCAGCTTGGCCTGCTGCGCAAGAAAATCGTAAAACTGTATGCGTGACTCACGATGCGAGATCGAGCGCACACCCGTTGCCAACGCCCGCGTTTGCCAGATGCGTGCGTACTGCACCAACAATCCCAAAGCCTGCTTCAGCGCGGGCGGCGCGTCATCGGGCAACACGTAGCCACCTGAATAGGTGATGCGGATCGGCTCGCTCCATGAGATATTGAAAAACTGTATCTTGCCGCTTTTGTTCTCCAACTCATAACCGCCAGAAATATCGGTACCATCAGGCCCAGTGACCGATTGAATGTCACCATCGGCAACAGGATAATGCGTGAGAAAGATGCGCCCGTTGTCAGTGTCAAACGGCAGCGTGTCGCCACGCCATGTTTCCGTGACTTCCTCATAGGCAAATACACGATGACACATCGTGGCGATCATGTCGGAGTATTGCGTGATCCAGACCTGCAACAACGCGTCTTCGCTGGTATCAGTCAACGCGATGCCGAGCATCACCTTGATTTCATCCAACGTGCAGAGATCGTAACTCGTGGCAGGCGTAATCACTTTGATGCTGATGTCAGCCATTGCTTTCCTCGTGATACTGCTCGAAGAAGCTCCGACAAGGCAGCGGCACCTCGCTGCCATCCGACATAATCAGCTTGATGGTGTAGCTCTTGCGATCAATCTCACCGCGCAAAACAACTGGACCAGCTGGCCCGCGCAAACCCTGTTCGCCGCGTTCGCCCTTCGGCCCCGGCTTGCCAGCACGACCGGCTGATGCGATCAATTGCCAGCCATCACCGGGACATTCACCGGGATCATTCCAACGCGCGATAAACGAAGAGCCGTTAAGCGCCACGATGTTTAGCGCGTCATAGCTCAAAGTCAGATCGAAAGTACCGCGAACAATAGGAGTGACGGCAGCACGACCAGCAGCAGCGATAAGCAACCAATCCCGGTGCGGCGGTTTTTGTGCTGTGTCCTTCTGCGCTTGCCATGTGCTGCCATCGCAAGCGACAACATCATTGCGATAAGAAATCTCATCCGCTACCCACTCGCGGACCAATGGAAGCTCACCGCATTCGCCGCGCTCACCTGTTAGCCCGCGTTCGCCTTGCGAACCTTGCTCACCGGGCTCGCCTCGCTCGCCCGTGTCACCGCGCTCGCCTTGTGCACCGACCGAACCTTGCTCGCCCGTGTCACCTTTTTCGCCTTGCTTGCCGTCCTTGCCCCGCGCCCCGATTTGACCCCGTTCGCCCCGTTCGCCTTTCAATCCGCGCGGACCACGAAGCCCTACAGGCCCCACTGAACCGCGTTCGCCACGCTCGCCCCTGTCACCGACCACCCCATCGGAACCGCGTTCTCCGGGTTCGCCACGCTCACCGGGAAGGCCCTGATCGCCGAGCAAACCTTGCTCGCCACGTTCACCGCGTTCACCGCGTTCACCAATCGCACCAACTAAACCGCGTTCACCAATCTCGCCACGCTCGCCGGAAATGCCCCGCTCACCAACCGGACCTTGCTCGCCGCGTTCGCCCTGCGGCCCCGGTTCACCGTCTTTCACTCCATCGAGCCGAGTTCGAATACGCTCTTCAAGCGTCGCCACCTTGGCTTCCAGCTGGCTGACAAGCGCAGCACTTCGCGCAGCCATAAGTTCAGCGTGTTGCTGCCACACGTGTTGCTGACGCTCCAATGCTTCGGCGAGAGCAATACGCCAAGCGTCAAGGAGTAAGCCGCCGCCTTCCGATTCGCTCGGTGAGTTCAAATAGGTTTCTGACTTCTCTTGCAAGGTCATCGCGATTGCCTTTTTCGGGCGGCAACGGTGCCGGTGCTGCAGACGGCGG